TCAGCTGAGGTTGTGGCCCTGATCCTGAATGATTGCATCATCCAAGGCTTCCAGCAGTGCCTTACGCACCTTCAACTTGGTGTGCTTGTGGGCGTTCATGTTGATCTTCTTCAACTGACGCGCCGCTTCCAGGGCCGCTGCGTGCAGCTCTTGCGGGGCGACCACCTTATCCAGGAAACCCGCTTGCAACGCGCCCTGCGGGTCAAACATCTCGGCATTGATCACCGAACGATGAAACGCCGACTTACGCAGCCGATCCCGCGCCAATTCTATACCGGCGTGGTGCATGGTCATGCCGATCGCCACTTCATTCAGGCCAATGCTGAACGGGCCTTCCACGCCAATCCGATAATCGGCCGACAACAGCAGGAACGCACCCTTGGCCACCGCATGCCCAGGGCACGCCACAATCACCGGGAACGGGTGCGACAACAAGCGACGCGCCAACGTCGAGCCCGACGTCACCAGGCTGATCGCCTCTTTAGGGCCGGCCGTCATCACCTTCAAATCATAACCACCGGAAAAAATCCCCGGCGTCCCGGTGATGATCACCACCGCCCGATCCTTCTCGGCCTGATCCAGTGCCGCATTAAACTCACTGACCACCGCCGGAGAAATGGCATTCACTTTGCCGTTGCTCAAGGTCAGGGTCGCGATACCGTCTTCGAGGTGGTAGGCAATCAACTCACTCATGACGCGGTTCCTTGTAGGACTTGTTATAGATAGGCTGTTTATAGCAGCGCAGGCGCAGACGTTACCCACCACACCCGCCCCGGTAAAGCGCCGTGACTGACTACCCAGTCAGGCTTTTGCCGCATCCACACGGGTAGACGGCCTGAAGCAAGGCGCAGCTGCCGCCCCAAACGCTTACCGCCGATACCCGAGAATGGCAGATTCACCGCCCCTTGCCAGGCGGGAATGGCATAACCGTCTAAGCGCATGAAAATTCTGAAAAAAACCTTTGCCATCAGAAAGGCTTTCGACTACATTAGCGCGCCTCGACAGACTGAACTGGTTTGACGAGATACGGTGAAGTGTCCGAGTGGCTTAAGGAGCACGCCTGGAAAGTGTGTATACAAGAAATTGTATCGAGAGTTCGAATCTCTCCTTCACCGCCAAATTTGAAACGACTAAACCCCTGAAAACGTTGAAGTTTTCAGGGGTTTTGTGTTTTCAGAGGGTCAAAAAAGGCCCATATGGGAACATCCATGGGAATACGGGTTGCTGGATTGCCCCCGTTCGAACCCCTGTTTATGGGGCCTTGTCAGCACCTGGCCGCTGAATGCCCAGGGCGTGCTGAAGCATGCCGATGACGTCCGGGCCGTCCTCGTTGATCCACATGCCGTAGTGCTGCCGGATCATGTTTGCGCTGGTGTGCCCCATCTGTTCCGCGATCCAGTCAACCGAAGCCACGCCGGTGGTGAGCAACTGGCTGGCGTAGGTGTGTCGGCACTGGCCAGGACCGCGATAACGAACGCCGGCCGCTTTCAAGTGCGCTTTGAAGAACCTGTCCCTCACGACAAAGTCGCTGACGTGCGGCAGGCCGCTCTTGGTGTTCAGGAACACGAAGTGCAGCTTGTGCTTGCGAATCGTCTTGTTGTCCCGCTCGACGACATCCACGGTGTCCACGGTCTTGAGCTGATTGATCGCGTCCAGCTTGCGCAGGGCATCCCACGCCGGCTCCAGCAGACGCACCTTGCGCATAGAACGCCGAGTTTTCGTCACTCGATACGCCCCCCGCACCTTGGACCGACGAAACGTCACTGTCCCTTGTTTCAGATCGACATCCTCCCAGGCCAGGGCAATGGTCTCCGACACCCGTGGGCCTGCCCAAATCATGAACTGCACCATTAGCAGCTCCTGGGTGCGGCTGGTGTGCGTTTCGAGGATCTGCTTGATCTCCGCCCTGGTAAACGGGTCCGGTGCCTCGGGATCGGGAAGGCGGACGAATAGTCCCTCGGTTGGGTCATGCGCAACTTTCTTCCGGGTGCGGTATAGCCGAAACACCTGGCGCACATTGCTGATGATGTCGCGGATGGTCTTGTTCTTCAGCCGCTTCGACAGCGGTCCCTGAATCCACTCTTGCAGGTCCAAGTGGTCAATCTGATCGATCTGAATGTCACCCCAGCGCGGCCGTACGTGGACCTCCGCCTTGTTCTTGTATCCACGGAAGGAGGTGGCGGCCACGCTGTTGCTCTTGATGGTCAGCCAAAGGTCCAGGTAATGCCCGAAGCTGTTCTCGGCCAGCTTGGTCGATTCGGGGAAATGCCGGCGGTAATCGAAGGTGCCGGCCTGTATCTCGTACTCGATCACCGTGACCAGGCGCTTTGCATGATCCCGGTTGGCTGGTGTGTTGCCGCCAGGAACCAACTCCCTGCACAGCTCGCCATTGAAACGAAAATAGACCCGTACCGAATTGCCACGGGCCTCTACGCCATCTGCCATATGCGTCCCCACGCGATGTATTGAAAGATTCTGCCAACTGGCAGAAAAAAGGCCCGTCTCCGGGCCTGGTGTATTGCGGTTTTAGTGTTGCCGATCACTGTTGGCGAAGTAACCAGAACAAGCCGGCACTTTTTCTAGATGTCGGTGTGGCCCCGGCTTGGGCTTCTTCGGCCCGACGCTTGGCGTTGAAGGCTTGACGCGCTTTGCTGCACTTCTGATGGTTGCCGTGGGCACGGGATCTGCCGCACTGGTCGCAGACGCCGGTTAGATCGAGATTCCAGGGGAATGATTTACCGTTGTTCATGGGGTGTCCTCAATCGCCGCAGAAGCAGGCAATAGCCTCGTCGTGGTCGGCAAACATGTCGAATTGGGTATCGGCGTAGTCGAGCATTTGCTGGTAGCTGGGGCGGTCGAAGCGGAAGCGGGCGCCGTCGCCAGTGAATTCACCCGTGGATACGACTTCCCGTTCCTGCCTGGCCCACCAGTCGCCTTTGCGCATCGGCTGCCCACAGTCGCTGGCAATGATTGAATAGACCTGCTTGGCACCCTTCAGGAAGCAAAGGTCGCAGTTGCCTTCAAGGGTGCGGCCGTTGATGGTCGACAGCATCAGGTCGAACGGCTGGCTTGCCCAAAAGTCCGTCACGTCCTGCACGCCAACACCCGCGTCAGCCAGTGGCATGACCATCTTGGCCCACTTGCTTTCGCTGGTGCTTTTGCGGTTCCTAATTTTCACCACCCGGCGGGGCTCGTCTGCGCGGATGCCAGTCATCATGTCCACCGGCGCTTCCTCGGTCGAAAGACCCAGGCTGCGCAGGTACTTGTGAATGATGCGGATCTTCAGGTCGATGGTGCAAAACCGGGTGACCGGGTTGGGCAGGTACTTCCGTTTGCGTATCAGGGCTTCGAACGGCTCACCCTGGCGGCTGGCTGTGGCGTAATCCACCACTGCAAACCCTGTGTCATCGTCGCGAAACTCCAGCCAAACAATCGGCACCGCCCAGCGCTCGGCACATTCCCGGACAAAATCCAATGTGGCCGGGTGTTCCTTGCCGGTATTGGCAAACGTTATGACCATGTCGTCCAGATCGGTGTTGCTATCCAGCACCTGGCGCAGCATGTAGGCACTGGTACGGCCGCCAGAAAAACTCACCACTGTCGGCCCGGATAATTTATAGGGAGAACTTGAGTGCATAGAGGTTCTCCCTTTCACATCCGAAATGATTGATGAACAAGCGCCGGCTGTGACACATGGTCAGCGGGCTGCGCGGCATCGGCTTGGACTTCACAAACGAAACGATGCCGTTTTCGGTTGGGCGCAGTCAGTGCTGCTGTGAGGCCCGGCACGGCGCCAATGCACTGCTCATAGGCACCAGCACCGCTCCAGCTATCAACTTTCACCACCTGGCAATCCGTGCGTGTCGCGTCTACGCAGAGATAAAGCAGAAGGGAGACGCTCATGCCCCGACCTCCTGCTGGGCGACGCTCAGTGCAATCGCCACTGGTTGCACCCAAATCGACACGTTGCTGAGCATGAACGTCTCCCCAGCCTCGGAAAGCAGCAGCGTCATGCCGAACACATCGGCCATCGCCCTTGCCGCCGCGCGCGGTACCGCGTTGCCGATCCGCTCCCGGTGGTGGCCGTCGTTGATACCGTCCAGCTGGAAGACCCCCGCCTGTTCGATCTTGCGAACGCGCTGCATCCGTTCGATCTCATGGGCGGTCTGCGGGTCTGCTGACCAGTGATCCTCTGGATCAAATAGTGATTGCAGCGCGGCCAGCTCCAAGGTGGTGAAGGGCCGGTGCCAGGTGCCGTCGAGGCTGGTGATCATGCAGGTCAGCCGGTCGTTGGGCGCCGGCATGCGCTGATCAGCAACTGACCACCGGCCGTTGTCGTGACAGGCACTGGCGGAAACGGCGCCGGCCGGGGTGTTGTAGTCGACTACACCGTAATGCCCGCCGGTCAAGTAGGCGTCGCCCTTGGTGCGCGACATGCCTGGGCGCGGATCTGCGATCGATAAAGCCCCGCTGGCAACCTGCTGCGAACCGGTCACGGTCTTGGCGCTCTCGCACCAGGGCGTGATCCGCAGCTTTTGGGTGCTGGCGTTCGGGTGCCAGTTTTTGTAAGCCGGATCTGCCACGGCGAAAGCGCCTTGCCCAGTGGTGCTGCCGGCGATGACGGTGCCGGCCGGCTTGCTGTAGTCGGTGACCAGGTACTTGCCGAAGCCCTTGGATGGTTGCCGAGGGTCGGCCACCGCCTGCCCGCCGGAGCTGGGGCCATGCCCTGCGGTGACAGTTCCGGCGGCTTGGTCGTTGCGAACTACCCGGAACACGTTGTTGTGCCGCTCGCCGCTCATGCGCGGGTCTGCAACGCTGAATGTCCCTTGCCCTGGGCTGCGTTGGCCTGTGACCACACCGCAGTGGCGGTTGTAGGGCAGCACGCCGTATTGGGTGTATTCAAACTTGCTGGTGGGCCGAGGGTCCGCCACGGAAAACTTGCCGTTCATAGGCCGGCTCGCACCTGCAACCACGCCGGCTGTATCGTCCCAATCGACAACCCCTAGTACGCCGTTGTGATATTCCGGCACGATCACAAAGTCACGAAGGTGACCGTCCTCAATCGCAAACCGACTCAGGCTGCGCCAATCCTTCCCAGCCTCTACCAGGGCAAGGCGTACCCAAGTTTTCCACTGCAACGCCGGCACCCGGTGCATCGGCCCTGCCTGATCGATGTCACCGGCCAGGGGCATGCGGCTCAGCACATCACCGACTGCCCGCAGACTGCGCTTTTCAGGTTCATACAAGAATGCCGGAACCTGCTCGACGTGCCTGGCCACCAGCAGGAAACGCTTGCGACTCTGTGCTAGCCCGCCAATTTCGCCACAGTCGTGAGTGGTTTCCGCTACGGCGTAGCCGTAATGGCGGAGCAGCTTGGTGATCTGGTCCAGCAGGTAGCGACCACGCGTCGCCAGGCGCGGCACGTTTTCGAACACGATCAGCTTCACCGGTTGGTGCTTCCATGCTTCGCACATCAGCCACACACACCGCAACGTCAGCTCGTTGAGCGCCCGGTACTTGGGTGTTTGGCTCATCGTCTCGGAAAGCAGACCGGATGCGCCCTTGCACGGGCTGCTGATGAACACTGCGTCCGGGTCTTCATTGCCGGCGGCGCGGCGCAGATCCTCGGCGGTAGCTTCTATCCAGCCGGCGGGTGGCCGCTGGCCGTGGAAAGCTGTGTATTGCTCGCGGGTGAACAGATCCATCAACGTGCCAGGTACACCGGTCATCATTTGGAAGTCGCGCAATCCGGCGGGGTCGACGTCGACTCCGCCCAGGCAGCGCCACTCAGCTTGCACCGAGCCCAGGACGGGTTTGGAGTCGCTGAAACCGGCAGCGCCGCTGCCGAGACCGCAGCAAAGGTGAAAGTGGGTGAGGGTGCGTTTAAGCATTGGACACCTCCACCAGCTCGACGTCGTCGTAACCAGGTGCGTCCACGTCAGCCGCGATTACGCGAATTCCGCATACGCCGTATGGCCCAGGCTCAGTGCCACCCCAGCCTTCCTCGTTGTGAATGTCTTCGGTCCAAAAAGGCCCAGGGTGTTCACCCGTCATACGGTTTTTGGTCGTGATGCTGAAGCTTGCTCCGCCTTCGCTCAGCATTCGATAGATCATCGTCTGACCAAACAGCCGGATCACGGTCCTGATGACATCACCGTTTTCAGCGGCAAGCCGGTCAGAGGCGTTCGACCAGAAGCCATTGATCATGGAGGCGATTTCCTGGGTCAATACATCGTGATTAACCTCAAGAGTGACTTCGTATTCCTTCCACGTTTCCTTGACCAGGTATCGCTTGATGTTCGGTGGGGTGCTAGCCTCTACGGCGCTGCTGCTTGGGTTCTGTGCTTGCATGGTGCTGCTCCTTGGTAGTGGTAGGTGTCGGGGAGTTGGCGCTCCTCGACACCATCTTTCAGGCCGGTGTGGCCTGGTCTTGCTCAATGATCGTTACGACTTCGTCTCTGTCTTTCGCATAAGCGAAGGGCAGTTCGCCTCCTGGGCGAGTGACGGGGTAGCGCGACTCCGGCAACCGGCACAACGCGACGGTGTAGCCGCTGTCGGTAACCCAGCAGTTCTGCTGGACTTGCCCGTCCCTATTGCGTTTCGGCGCCCATTTCATGCCCATGTCCTGATCAATTCTTCCCAGATGGCATCGCCGTCGGGGACGTACGTGTGCACCTCTTGCTCTGGCGAGTAGTCCAGTTGCAGCACCGCCAGGCAGTCGTCGAACAGTGCGGTGTCCAGACCGCGCAGACTGGTCAGGACAAAGGGGTAGTCGCGGCCGTTGTAGAGCCCGAGCAGGAAGCGACCGATCACCGCGCTCTGGCCTGTATCGCGCTGGGCGACAGGGACCAGCCGGGCCAGCGCTTCAATACCGGCCTTGCGGATGGCAGGGCGCTTGGCTTCGAACTTCTGCAGTTGCTGGAACCAGTTGGGCTGCGTTTTTTGGGCAGGCGTATTCATGCGGATTCTCCTTTCGAAGGCCGGATCAATAAGGAATGGTGTCGAGGAAGGCGATGTCGTGAACCACCTTCCTGGCTTCAAGCTGAAGCTCCTGCGAGACCGAGAGAAGGTTGCAAAGCAGATCGATCAGACAGATCACTTGTGCGCAGTTGAGGGCTGTACGCCCGTTCAGGCTTGCCCCGTATTTACGCGTTAGCTGCCCCTGGTATGCGGGTAAAAAAGCCTGGAGGTTGCTACAAATCCATCCTTCGGACTGAGCCACCGCGCGACCGAATGCACTTGCTTCGTCTGCGTCGAGGTCGCCGATAGCTTCAGGTCGGACTCTTGGCGTATGGGCGTCGGTGGCTGAAAGATCGACCACAACCATTCGGCTGCTGACCGCATCGCTGCAATCCAGTGGCTGGTTTGCGGTAATCACCAGAGCGCCACGGAACGTCACTTCTTCACGCTGGCCGTCCCCTGATCGTAGAGTCACGCTGCCCGAGCTAAAGAGTGGCTTCAGTTCATCCCAATCAATGGACGGGGTTGACTCACCATGGTCCTCGCAAATGACGACCCGCTGCCCTGCGCTGGCAAATGTTCGCGCGCGCCCGGCTGGAGTGGCGTGAGCCAGCGAATGTGAGTAAGGCGTTTGCCCGTTCAATTTTTGGAGGTAGTCCAGAAGCAAAGTCTTACCGCTGCCGGCCGCGCCGACGATATGAAGGAAAGGGAAGCTGTTCTGGTCCTCACGGATACGGGCGGCATGCGCGGCCCCCATCCACCAGGCCAAAGCAACTACCCCCCGAGCGCCGAAGAAGGCGACAAAATCATTGAAGCGAATGGTCGATTTAAGTTCGTTTTGCATGTTGCTGCTCCTGTTGTTGCGGTGGTTGCACGCCCTGGAATACCCAGCAGCGAATGGTTTTAGGTTTGTCGAAAGCGTCCAGTAGTCGCGCCGAGTTAACGGACTTGTTCGACTCCAGAAATTTGGGTGACTTGCTGGTCTTGAGCAGGCGTTTCAGGTCGCTCAGTGGCGGCACCTGCTGGCGTTTGTTGGCCGCCATTTCCACGAATTCGTTGAGATTCACTGCGATCAGGCCATCCCGGCGCGCATGGTTCAGCGCGCCTTTCTCGTCCATGCCGTTGAGGAAGTCGTACAGGTCCCAAAACTCGGTAACGGTTGGATGGTCGGCGTTGATTGCCTGCTGCCGCTCCAGGGCCATGCGGCTGATTTCGGCGTGAGCGAGGGCCTTGCGGTGTTCACCGAGCGGCACGACGCCCGCGAGTGCGTCCACCAGGCTGCGCAGTTGGGCGTGGTTCTTGGCGATACGTACCGTGCGCACACCAGGCTGGGCCAGCAGCTCCTGTTCGTAGATGGAGGTGTTTTCCTCCATCAGTCGCATGGTTTCGGTTTCACATTGCAGTGCCTTGACCAGGAAGCCGCTGATGCTGTCCATCGGCATGCGCTCCAGCTGCTCGGCGTACTGCTTTGTCTCTGGCGTGTGGTGCTCGCGTGTCAGGTGGACGTGGCAGATACGCTGCAGGATTGGTTCTGATGCGTTTACCGGGTTGTTCTGCGCGATCAGCAGGGCGGCGCGGAACGGGGGTTCGTGGGTGTCGTTGCCGTTGTTTTTCACGCCGGTGGAGCGAACGCTGCGGCCGTTGTACGCGGTTTTCAGTTCGTCCCAGTCGAAGTGTTTAACCGGCTGGCCTTCCTTTTGTTCACGCTCGGACTCGATCAGCACCACCGGCAAGTTGCTGACCTGCGAGAAGTTGCGCGCGCGGCTTGCGGCGGTCGCTTTGGACGGGTCAAAGCCTTCGTAATCAGTACGTCCGACCGACTTCCACAACAGTTCCACCAGCGTGGTCTTGCCCGAACCGGCTTCACCCACCAACTCTAGGAACATCAGTGACTTGTGGATCTGCCGGATTTGCTCTGCGTGCAACGCGCCCAGCCACCAGGCCAGCACCACCAGCCCCTGTACGCCAAAGCAGCGCCAGTAGATGTCGAACCAACCTTCGTTGTAGGCATTGAGGTCGGTGTTGATGTGCAGCACGGGCGACTGGCTTTGCGACTTGATGCTGAGCTTGCCCAGGTCAAAGAAGTCTTCTTTGTTGCGCACCTGCATCTTGCCGCCGTGAAAGGCCAGGTCGTTGAAGACATAAGCACCATGGTCGCGGCTGTAGCCGATCCATTCGATGGTGTTGACGGCTTTCAGGCAGTCGAGCTGAGGCGCCATGATCCGCTTCAACTGCTGGGCGCTGCCCTCGAACCACGCGCCATTGGCGACGTTGAGCAGGCGATTCGCGAACTCGGGCGCTGACGTGAGTTGCTTGGCTGTGAACGTGCTTTTGATGGCCGCGCCTTGCGGGCGCTCGATACGGAAGTAGTACCAGGCCTCATCGGTCAGGTCGTTGCGCATGTAGTACAACGCCTGGAAGTTGCAGTTGGCGATGTTGGACACTGAGCCGGATTGGCGCAGGGCCTTGTAGCGCTTTTGCTCATCGTTGAGCTGCTGATCGCTATGGCTTTCCGAACTCTCCAGATCGCTCATGGCGCGGTCGTACTTATCAAGGTCCAGCCGAAACCAGTACAGGCGCTTGCTGAATGAAAAGTTGAATTCCTTGCGCTCGTCGCGCAGGTAGATGAGAAACCCCTTTTCCTCTGCCGAATCAGCCAGCAGCAAGTCGCCGTGGTGGCGGGCTTCGTCCAGATCCTGTTCGATCCGCTCTGCGCGTTTGTCGTCGCCCTCGATCGGCTTCCAACGTAGGTGCAGGTCGTTCCAATCAACCTTTTTGCCGTTGGGCTGCGGGATCACCGCCGCCTTGCAGGTGAAGCCCAGATCGCGAGCTTCTTTCGCCCAGCGGCGCATGTTTGCCTTGGCGACTGGCTCGTTATCCAAAGCCCACACCAGCACCGGCAGGCGCTTGTCGGCGTCGTGGCGCAGCTTGGCCAGGGCCTTGAGTGAGTCGATAGGGCAGGGAGCGCTGGACATCATCGACACGGCCGGCACTTCGTTGTGCAGCAATGCGATGGCGTCGAAAATCCCCTCTACTATGAATAGTTCTTCGACTTCCAGCAGGTCGACGCTCGGCGGGCACCACCAGACGCCTTTGTAACCAGTCAAGCCTTCACCGGTTGGTCGAAAGCGCGCTTTCATCTTGCCGAAGCGGTCTGGTCGATCTATCAGGCGTTCCCAGTACCCACCTTTTTCCAGGGCGAAGCGCACCGTGGCACTGCCGATATTCAGCCTGCCATCCCAGTAGTTGTCTTGGGAGAACCAACCCGCGATCAGCTCAAATTTAAAGCCACGCGCAAACTCAAGGTAGGCGCGTGCTGTGGCAAGGGGGTTGTCCGGTGTCGACGGTGCGGTCTTGCTCCAGTCGTTGAACAGGTCGTCGTAGATGTCCTTTACGTGGACACGGTGGTCGCACTTTTCCGGCCGTCCACATATCAGCGTCCAGGGCGAGTTGTAGAAGGTGTATAGGGTCTTCTGGCCGCAGGCCGGGCAAATACCCTTACGCATATAGTCGGTGTCGCGCATGTGCTTGAGCTGGTAATCCCGCTCAATGCGTTGGATGACGTCGGCGCGCAGCCTTTCTTTCATTTCCATCGTGGCTTACTTCGCTTCGTCGAGACTGTGTTTAAGGGCGCCAATCAGGCTTTTTCGTGCAGCCATCGCGGGGAAGGCCACCAGCAACGAGCCGTGCCGCAAACCTTCGGGGATCAGGCGAAAACGGTCGTCATACCAATGCTCGTTGAACAGCAATGCGTACTGCGCGCGCAGCTCAACAAGCATCGCCTCAGCCTGGTCGCGGGGCAGTTTTGCGGTGATGGCGATGTCGATTTCCATGGTCCACCTCGGATTGCGGGCAAAGCTCACCCAAACCCATTGGGAACGGGGTAGGGCGGGGGTTTAAAAGGGAGCGTTACTGAGGGTGTGGCTTGTGCACGGTGCTGCGCTGGTCGAGCAGTTTCTGTGGCAGAAACCGAGCTGAAACCGAAAAGCGTTGATCAGCGAGAACGTCCACCAGGTGGACGTGAGAACTGTCCGACCCAGTGGCCCAGTCGATGCCAATCCAACGGCGCTTTTTGATCACCTGCAATTCAGTCCACGCGCTGTGGACCAGTTTGGGCGCCATGAAAACCGGCACTTCCAATGCAAGGGTCAAGTGGCGGATGCAGCGATCGAACAACAGATCGGAATCCACCAGGTGTTCTGCCTCATGGCGTTGCAGGTAGGCGAAAGCAGCGTGTTGCATGCTACTGCGGTAGTCATGAGTCTGTTGATCAAGGTTCATCACGCACGCTCCATTTCCAGTTGGTCCAGCAGGTCGGGTTGTGTTGTGTTTGTCGCGAGGTTGCGACGCGCAAGCAAACGCACTTTTGTGGGAGCCATGGGCAGGACCGTAAGGGGCCGGTCGATACCGGACGGGCTGAGCTGGTATTCCCAAACCAAAGAGCCGGAGAACGTGGCGCCGCACAGCAGGTTGTTGCATTCCGAGTACATAGAGCGAAAGCAAGGCGTCTGGCCTTCGGAGGTACGGATGCGCATCGAGCTGTTGCAGCAGGGGCAGACCAGTTTGTAAGTGCTCATAAACGGCGTCCTTTACAGCGCTTCCGCAGCTTCGTAGGCAATGTTCAGCGGTGTGATTGCGTCACCGATGGCCAGGCGGATGTCAGTGCCGGAACAGTCATGATTGGTGGTCGCGACAATTTCTTTTAATGTGTCCAGTCGCTGCTGAGCAATCACCAGCAGATCCGCTAGATGTTTCCTTTCTTCTTCAAGGATGTAGGTCATGGGTAATCACTCAAAAAGAGAAGTCGAGCGCTTGCTGCAACGTTTGCAGGAGCGGCATGAGGCACTGACGAAAGTGATGCGTGGTCGCGATGCGACAATGCTGACCGACAGGGAAGCGCCAGGCCTGGTAGTGAGCGCCGAAGACATCCGCTTTGCTGTCGATGACGTAGCCACCGCGTTGAAAGAGATCAAGGCAAGGCTCGGCAAGGGCTGATGGCAAGAGTTCACTGGACAGTCCTCTGGCTGTACAGCTGGATGGTCGCAAACACCTCGGAGTAACGGGCTGACATGTAGGTGAGTAGGGCGGCGATGATTGCGTCGGCCTCACGCTTTTCGATTACCCCGTCATCTAGGGCTGCAGACATGATCTGATCAACCTTGCCCCGCTTGGCCGAGGCCTTGAGAGAGCGGCTGTACAACTCCACGTTGTCCAGGTTCTCCGGGAGGCTCAACGGCACGAACATGCCGCCGTACATTGAAGCGATGTAATCAGCCAGGAACGTGGTGCCTGCGACTTGTTCCAGACGGTGAATGTGCACGTCGGTCAATGGGCGGCTGCCGGCGTTCTCGTAGGCCTGGTTGTCGAACTTTTTGATTGGCATCCCGAGGTCTGCCGAGGCGTACTCCCGGCCGCCAGGGTAGGCGCCAATGACGGCCATAACGACGTTCTTTCTGCTGTCTAGAACTGGGCGTTTCATCTTCTGGTATCCCCTTGGAGCCAGAGGCCCTAGTTTGTAATCACGCCGTCTTTGATTCCGAGCAAAACAGCTGCCCGGTGTGCTTCACCACGACGACCTTTCTTGCGGCCGTTGAGCAGGTCGCTGACCAGATTTCTGTTCAACTCATACTTGCGGCAGAACTCGGCAATGCTGACGCCCTTGCGGTCAAGAGCCGCGCGGGCTTGCTCGGGTGTAAGGGGGGCGGGCATAGTGTTCATGTGTGTTCGTTCGTGTTGGTGTGGGGTCATTCTTGAATAGAAAAATGTTCAAGTCAATAAGGGTTGATCAAAAAAATGTACATTTCTGATGGGGTGGGCGATCGCCTGAAAGAAGAGCGCGACCGTTTGGGCCTGAATCAGACCGATTTTGGGGCGCTGGGAAGCGTCAGCCGAGGGACACAGAAGGCGTACGAACAGGGCACTAATTCGCCTGACTTGCGTTACCTGGCAGCTCTTGAGGGGGCGGGTGTGGACGTTCAGTACGTGCTGACAGGCGTGAAGGCTGTGCTGTCAAAAGATGGGATCGATAGTGCCGAATCTCGAATTCTTGAAAACTACCGCTCTCTCTCCGAGGGCGATAAAGCATCGGTTCAACGACTGACCAGCGCCTTGGCAATATCCGCAGCTACTTAAACTTCTGCCTCGTTTTAGGCCGGTGGCAACCACTCGGCCTTAGTTCTTATGGACTACATCGACTTACTTCTCTGCCCGCAGCGTTCGTCGCCTTTTATTGCATGGCTGGGGTGGTGGCACACCAAAACATGCTGAGAATCGCTTGTTCGCCGGGTGTTTTCGACGGCACTACTGACAGTGCCGGGCGCCCGTTACGTGTTGCAAAGGGAGTAGAACATGTTGGTGAACAGCGATGCAGAGACCAATCAAGCCGCTAGCGGTGAGGACCAGCGATTGACACCCGCTGAGCTGCACCTGGTGAAGGTGTTCCGGCAGTTGAGCGAAGAACACCGAAACGACATGCTGCGATTTATTGATGCGCTCTTAAACGCTCAGTAGGAGGAGAAGCCCGGTTCGCCGGGCTTTTAAATGAAACAGGTGCAGTGTGAGTCAGGCATGCAGCTATTGCCGAAACAGTCATTGCCCAATAGCCTATGTTCCTTGGCAACACACCAGATGCAAAGGTATCAAGGAATGATCCAGAGAGGGACCGCTATGAAAACTGACGTATTGATGGGATGCGGTGCCAGCCTGCTGCTGTTAGCGCTCTCCACAAATGCCGTTGCTGAGCCCTGCGACAATGTTCTTGCTGCCCTCCAGCAGGAACGCCATCTGTCCCAGGTCAAACAAACCGAAGGCAAACAAACCACCGAATACCGTGATGGCCCGAACATCGTGCTATCTCTCAGCTGTGCTGTGGGCGCTCCTAACATTGCTGTCACATGGGATGGCCCAGCTCCGGATCAGGCGTTCTATGACCTGGTCGGCCGTACAGGCAGCCTGGTGTCAAAACGTGCGGCTGCCGACATCGTGAAGGCCTCCAAGCAATGCCGCCAAGAGGCATTGAAAGACGAAAGCGAGCTTGCCACGATCGAACAAAAAGGCCTGGCCATCGAATGCCAAGCCTTTGCCCGCGACGGTGGTGGCACGACTATTACTGTGTTTGCTGAGTAGCCTTCCTACACCTTGGCCCCGCTGCCGGCAGGGCCTCCCGCTTCGGCCTTCGCCGCCTGTAATCGCTTCCACTCCCGATCAACCGCCCGCTTTGCCGTGTTCTTGTTGGCGTACAGCCAAAGTAGGCGCCGAGGCTTAGCCTGGTCACCTGCGGTCATGCTTTTCTCTTTCCCGGTTTTGTCATCGCGGTAGTAAGCGATGATCCCTGTGTAATTCAGCTTGTTCGCTTCTGCCAGGTCATCGACGGTGTCTTCCGGCAGTTTGCTTTCCAGCTCCAGGCTCATCGTGTAGCCGTTATCCGGGCTGAGGTTGTGTTGTACGTTGCCACCGTACCAGATGATTTCGTCGATTTCGTCCTTCACGCCCTGGAGCGTGTAGGTCAACTCCGGAATCAGATCGGGGCGGCCTACCGCGAGGGTGTAGCTGAGGGTGGCGCTGCCACGGCGCAGGCGGTTGAATTCTGCCCGAGCCGCTCGCAGCGCTGACTGTTTGTCGCTGTAGGTATGGCGCAGATCCTTGAGGTTTTCTCCACCGCCAGCAATGGCTTCCTGTTTCTTGGCGCTATTCACGTCGTAAAAATAGGCTCGCGCACCGTCGTAGCTATCGCGATCGGCATGCAGGTAGCGGTGTTGGTCTCCGTCTGCGCGGGTGAGGGTGATGTGAGGCAGGTCCAGCCCGCTGGCGGTTTTGCCACCCCCGGCAGGCATGCACAGCAGGCAACCGGCTTTGACACTGGCTACAGCGTCAAAATCTTCTCCCAGGCGGCTGATTAGGTTGGCGTCGGATTCGTTGGCCTGGTCGAGCTGCAAGATGGGCAAGCCGTCGAGCGCACCGGCGATGGTTGCGGTAAGGCCGTTTCCGATAGCGATATCGCCCAGGACGTCACCTAGGGTGGTGTTGCTCCAGCTGCGTTCACGCTTGGTTTTTAAGCCCTTTCGCAGGTCAGCCGACCGGGCACGGATGCTCAGTACGTCCGGGGCGCCGCTGTGTTCAGTTTCGTCGACGGTATATGTGCCTTTGTCCACCAGTCCGGTGTCGCTCCAACCCAACCACAACCGCAACACAGCGCCTTTGGGTGGAATCGCCATCAGTCCGTCGTGGTCGCTGAGGGTGATGCTGAGCTGGTCTGCTTCGATTCCGCGATTGTCAGTCAGCTCCAGGCTCATCAGGCGCGGGCTGACCATCTGTGCGATATCGTTGCCGTCGACCGTCAATCTAAAAGCAGGCACTGGATAGGCCGCATCGCGTTTATAGCGATCGAGCGTATCTTTCAGAAACCCGGTTACACGGGAAAGGGCTGCATCGATCATAGCAACCTGCGCAGGATGTTCATGCCGACGGCGGTACCGGCGCCGAGCAGGTCGATCCGGTCATCGTCGATACGTTTAAGGGACAGGTTGAATTCGATGCGTCGAGGTGTCCCGTCGCGAAAGAAAAGGGTCTTGGTTTCGCTCAGGCTTTCGATTACCCAGAGGCCATAGATGCGGCCGGTGCCTTCGACCATGGGCCATGCCTTGCCAGTGTTTGCCATCAAACGTATGGCGTCCAGGCTGAGAGCGCTACCTGCCAGCTCCGGGAGAATGATGCCAGGCAGTGTGATGGTGTCGTCGCCACGCCCGAGAAACTGTCGGGCGGGGACGGCGCCGATTCTATTGTTGCTTGCATGGCGCCACTCGGTTTGGCGCTGCAGCTCTTGGTAAGCGGCGGTCGAGAGGCTGAATACGAACATGCCGAGGGCGAGCATCATGTAGGGTTACTCCAGGTCAGACAGCTTGCTGCGCGTGCGGGCGCCTTTCTCGCTCTCGATACGGGCCAACTCGGCACGTACAACCCGCGCAATCGCCATAGCATCCATGCCCTGTGTGGGGTGGATATTGATTTCGTATTGGTCGTGGCTGTCGTAAGTCGGGCTGCTCATAGCGCTGATAGGCGGACGGTCATCAATCGCCAGGGCCGTTCCGCTCATTGTACCGAGGCTCATTGCTCCGGCGGCAGTGAGCTGTTTGCTGAACCTGCTCAGTGCCGTCAGCGGTCCCCCTTCGCCGTTTTCGAGTCCTTGCGTCAACCCGGCCATGGTGAAGCCACCCAGCTCCGCAAACACCCGCGACGGGCTGTGGATGCCTAGCTTTTCCTTGAACCAACCAATAGTCGAATCGCCGATCGATACGATGGTGTCTTTCACCAGGCCCATACCGGACAGCAACCCAGTCACCAGCCCATTGACGATCATGCCGCCGAATTCGGTGAAGCGTGACGGCAGTTCAATGCCCAGGTAACTCAGCACCCCGGCGAAGGCTTGGTAAACCAGCCCTAGCGGGCTGAAGTTCACGAGCGTGGCGATGATGCCGCTGATGCCGCCGTCAAATCCGGCCTTGATCTCTGTCCAGGCATTAGTGAAATACAGCTTCACAGCGTCCCAGTTTCGGTAGATCAGATAGGCGCCGCCGGCAATCGCGGCGACAACGGCGGCAATGATCAGAACAATCGGGTTGGCTGCCAGCCCCCACAGGGCTATGCCTACCGTTCGAATAGCGGACAGCAATGCACCACCCATCGTCACGGCCAATAAGCGAATGCCCTGCATCAGCATCGGAATTGCGTTTTTGGCGAGGCCGATCAATGTGGGGAACAGTCGTTGAGCCACCGCGACAATGCCCGCGCTTTTAAGACCAAACAGGCCCATACCGTAGCTGACGACTGCAAAGGGGCCGATCAAGCTGGCCAGGGTCAAGGCAAGCGCACCGAAGACACCGGCCAGCACACCGACCACCATCAGGGTTTTCATCATGGCAGCAGCAGCGGCTGGGTTTTCCTTCATCCAGGCGGTAACGCCTTTGATCGCTTCGGTGATGCTTTTCAGTGCCTTGACGTAGGTGGGCAGAATTGCCTGGCTCATTTCCCGGTAAGCATTGGCCTTCTGAGCGAGCAGCTCTAGTTCGGCGCCTTGGGCAGTGTTCATACCTTTGTCGTAAAGTTGGTCGATGCCGTCGGCCCCGGCGTTCAGCTTGGCGTTTTTGTGGATCTGCTCCCGCTGCAGGTACATCTGTGCGAACAAGTTGGATGCGGTGCGATTGGAGAAGATGCTGCCGATGCTATCCAGCACCTGCTTTTTGTCCGTGATGCCTTTGGCGGAGAGCTGCGGCAGCAGAATTTTTTCCATCCACTCAAACTGGTTTTCCCGGAACAGCTCACTACCCTTGATCGCGCCGACGTCGAGAAAGGCAATTTGTCCGGCCTTGTCGTGCTTGACCTTGGTCGGATCGACCAACCCCAATTGCTCCAAATTGTTGGCCGCGCGCTTGGTGGTTTTGCCTTGGTAGATATTGGAGTAGGCACTCATCATCGCGGTACCGACGCGGTGGCCACCCATTTCCTGCACCAGCGGTTCCATCTGGTAGTAGAACGCCTCGTCCTTGATGCCTTTAGCCGCAACCCCACCGGTTTTGATCACGTTCAGCCATTCATTAGGCCCTACGCGGCCACCCGTGGCGGTGAGGATGCGTTGCACGATATCGGCTTGATTGATGAAAGCCTCTTTGCTGGCCAGGCCTCCGCGCAGCTCAATTACCTTGAGCATATCCATGAACTTGCGTTCGTTCTCGGAGCCTTGTTCTTCGCCGTACATGGCGTGGTTGGCAAACTTCATTTTCGCCAGGGTGGGCGCGACCATTTCCGCTTCATGTTCGTCGGCGAACACTGTCATGGCGTCGCGTACCAACGTCAGGTTTTCCGTGACGCTGGTGCCATAGGTCTTCATGCTCTTGGCAAACTCGATCGCTTTGCCGGTGTCTTCTTTCCCCAGGCCCAGGGCCGCAACGCGGTTCTCCTCGAGCGCGAACTGTTTGCCTTCCTGCAACGGAGCGTACAGACCACGGCCGATGGCGTAACCGGTGCCCATGCCTGCGGCGCCCGCCATGGCAGCATTTCCTGCAAACTGCCTGCGACCGCTGTATGTGCTGTCGAGGCGTGTCCGTGCTTTTGCCATTCGTTCCTGGTTGGCGTTCAGGACACGCAGGCGCCGACCTTGCTCGGTGATGCTGTTGTTGGTTGCACTGATCTGCTCGCGCAACTGACGTTCGTGAGTGCTGAGATTTTTGGTGTTGATACCAGCGTCTGAGAGACTGGATCGCAGCCCTTGAAGTTGCACGCTTTGCTGCTGGTGTTCTTGCTTCAGTCGTTGTGCTTCGCGCACTGCAACGCGAAAGTCCTTGGTCATCGCCTTGGTCGGTGCGCCAGTTGCAGCAAATTGCTGACTGAGGGCTTTAACACGCTCGCGGGCAGCGTCGAGAGACTGTCTGGTTTCGTCAGCTGCAGCCTTCTGGGAACGCCACGCGCTCACGTCTTTCTGCTGTGTGTTGAGTTCCTTCAGGCGGTCACGGGCTGCCTTGAGGGCACGGGCAGTTTCAGTGCTGCCCCCGGTGATTTTTTTCAGCGGCCCGGTGGCTTTGTCGATGGCGTCGAGCAACACCCGCAGTCTTAAATCATTTCCCATCGACGCTGCTCCGAATACGCGCCCGTTCGCGCCAGTCCATCAGTTCCTGGAGGCCCAACTGATCCATGTCAGCCGGCGCCCAATGAAAAACCACGGACAGGTCGGCCATGGCGTCCTCTACGCAACGAGGGACGCATCCGTCTTCAGACGCTTCTGCAGCAAAAAACCAGACACCTTGTTACCGAGCATGAACAGGTCGGCAGGGTCCATGTCCGAAAGCTCTACGGCGGTGAGGGTGGGGCTGCTGATCCGTGGCAGCACCTTGATGATGCTGGCGACGTCCATGTTCACTAGATCAGCCAAGCTGATACCACGCAGTTCGCCCGCGTTGGGTTTGCGCAGGGTGATGCTGTCGATGGTGGTGGTGCCACGGCGTATCGGCGTATCGAGGATGACGGTGTTGTCGTCGGCCAGTGGCTTAACGTCGGGTTGTTCGGTGGCTTCGGGTTTCATGGAATAGCTCCAGGTGATGAGGATGTGTGGTTAGCGATCAAGGGTGTGGGTTAGAGGCCAATGGCCTTGCGCTGTTTCTCCAGCATGTCGACGCCACCGACCTTCTCGATGAAGTTGAGCAGGTCGATTTCGATGATGTCTTCGTTGTCGACGGTCAGCTTGTAGTAGGTGCAGGTGGTTTTGATGCTGTGTTCGGTGTCTTCGCCTGGCTTGGCTTCGCCCATTTCGATGCTTTCGTGACGGCCGCGCACAGAGATCTCCACGGCGCTGACTTCCCCGGTGTCGTCTTGTTCATAGGCGCCGGAAAAGCGCATGGCAACGCCCGAGGCATTCACTGCGCCGAACTGCTTGAGCACGATGAGATCGAGACCGCCGAGCTTCCATTCCAGCTGGATACCGTCGTCGGACATACCTAGGTCAGCCTTGACCGAGCCGTTCATGCCGCCGCCGCGATAGGCTTCCATCTTGCGGCCCAAGACGGGCAAGGTGACGGACTTGGCTTTGCCTCTGTAGAGGTTGCCGTCGTTGAACAGGTTCATGTTCTTCAGTTTGTGGGGCAGGGCCATGGCGGTGATCTCCGGGGTTATGGCACGGGGTTAACTCCCCTTGCGGGGAGACCCGGTTTAAGCGTTGACGGCGGCGGCGAATTGCATCAGGTAGCGGTCGGTGATGCGTTGGCGCAGGGTGAGGTCTTCCAGGGGCGGCACAGGGGTGTAGTCGTAGTCGAGGGTCAGCTTGCCGGCCTTGAGGGTGTCCTTGTCGTTGATGTCTTCCGGGTACCAGCAGCTGCCGCCGATCAAGTAGCCCTGGGTAATCAGCTCGCGGAATTTGGCGTTGATCCCGTTGATGATGTCTTTGACCAGGGACGCGTGCATCGGCTTATCCATGGCCCACATGTGGGCCTCGGCCATGGTGTCGGCGATGATTTGCGCGGTACGGGCGTAGTTTTCGAACGCGAACAACGGATCGTCGCTGCACGTACGGCTACCCCAGAATCGGAAGCCGCCCTCATTGATCAGGGTGGTGACTTCGTTGCTGTTGAGGTAGTTGGCGTCGGTGGCCGGGTTTTGCAGATCCCAGAATACGTCGGCGCTGATGCCGGTCACGCCGTTGACGGCGACGTTGGAGATGGTTTTGTGCCAGCCGATTTCCTGATCGATCTTCGCCCGCAGGCCCAGGGCGCGGGCCACCGCCGATGCGGTAACGGTCGCACTGGTGACCGTGTCCCAGTTCTGGAACTCTGGCCAGATCACCATGACCTCGCGGGCGCCGAAGTTTTCGCGGTAGGCGACCACCTCTTCCTTGGTTTTACAGTCCCATGCGCTGACGTAGGCGAAGGCGCGCAGGTCCTGGGCAATCGATACCAGGGCGGTGGCCACCGGCTGACTGTCGAGGCCTGGCACGCCGAGAATGCGTGGCGTCATGCCCACGCGGGCCTTGGCCGCGAGCAGGGCTTTCATGCCGGTGTATTTGCCGTCGGCGGTGGTGGTGCCGATCAGGGCGGTGGTGGTAGCAGCTGCGTCTGCACCTTCCTTGACCCGCACCACGATTGTGTAGGGCTTGGTCTGGTCGGCGATGGCCTGCAGGCTTTTCGCCAGGGTGCCTTTGACGCCGGCTTTGGCGATGGCGCTTTGAACGTTGGTCAGCAGGACGGGGGTGTCCAACGGGAACGCGAGTGGGTCCGCATCTTCAGCCGTACAAACCAGGCCGATGACTGCGGTTGCAATGGTGCGGATGGGGCGGGTGCCGTCGTTGAGTTCGATGACCCGCACGCCGTGTAGATAGTCTGAACCGGCCATGGGTGGTTGCCTGCGCTGTGATGGAATGACAGTGCACAGGCTGCCGTGCGCGCGCCGGTTGGGCGAGCACGGGGGGTTGTAGTTAAAGCGGCTACAGGCACGGACGAGGGGGCCGGGGATGGAAGGCTACTGCTTGCTGGGCCTTCAAATAGGGGCCGTCGGCCACGTCGGAGCGGGGGCACTCAGATCAACTGCACTCAAATCTCTGCTGTAAGCCTGCCATAGCTTTGCTAATTCCTTTTCAGCGTTACTTGCATTGCCTAGCTGAAGGGAAAGAAGCAGCGGTGTCATAGCCTGAGAAGCCTTTAATTGAAGCTCAGCCTGTTTGGTCTTGTTGATCAGGAGTATCTCTTCATCACTAGGTAACGGCACGTCTTTCAAAAACGGAACACCGTGCGCATTTTTGGAGATGATTTTGCCTTCGGACTGGCCTACTAAAAGCGTGGACCAATCCTCATTTGTTATTTCCATCCCACCATTGTTTTCTAACGAAAAAGCATACCGTTGATCGTCGTCTATCCATTTTGCGAACATGGTTTTTCCTCTAGTAACCAATTGCCAAATACTGGCATGCGATAGTGACGCTGTTCGGATTCCACAGTGTCATCCCATTGTTAGTCGCAGTAGTCATGCCCAAAGAGTAGTAACTGCCACCCGCGAGCTGGAAGGACGATACGGCTCTTAAATACGAGGTTGGAAACGCTAAAGGGAAAGTAATTGATGTCGTTGTGGCTGACGCTAGGCTTCCACCACCCCACAGGATAATTATGCCGCCAAGCCAAGAGGGAAACGTAACGTAGCCATTGGCGGCCAGGTTAATAGAGAGTCCCCATCGTAGTTTTTTTGGGGTCACGATAGTGGTGTCATCAACACCCGCATCCGTCTGGCTTTGAGTGGAAACTTTTGCCCAGCCTAAGACGGTTTCCGTGGCTTGCACTAAGCGTTTTGTAATGGCCTGAAATACACGAAGCACGGTCATGGGTTTTGTGTTGTCTTGCGCCTCTTGCTTCTCTGCCTCAGCTTGCGTCGGGATATCTATTCCGTAGTCGGCAAGTGTCTTCGGGTTGGTACCGGCAATAACGCGACCATATTTATCGACCGTCACGTTGCCGTAGGAGCCTGCGCTTACACCTGTGCGGCCCACGGCCATTTCAAAGACCAAGGCAGTGGTGCCCAGGACAATCGGTGCATCCGTCACCAGTTGCCATACGCTGTCGCCATTGCTCGTTCCCGTTTCAACACTGACAAATAGCCCAGGAGTCACCTTGACGCTGGCGTCTGCGTCTTGCGCGCGTTTCCAGGTGCCGGCAGTCGATACTATGTAGAGCCCATTGTCTTTGGCCGCTGTCTGATTCTTCACTAGCACGCGGGCGTCTGATGTCAGTAGCACCCCATCAATGCTCTGAGTGCCACTCAGTGTGATGTTGGCCGTGGTGGCTGCCAGCACTGACTGCTTGAAATCCAATTTGGCCAGAGCCTCAATGACTACGGTGTCGACATACTCGCGAGTCGCCAGCACAACGCCGGGGTCAATCTTCAGTTCAATGTTGGCTGTGCTACTGACGATCAGGTTGATGCGAATGATCTGGGTCCGGCCGGAACCCTGGGAGAGCAGCGGCTTGTAGGTCGGCGCGCAATTGGCAACGGCCACCATATCGCCGTCTGCGTCATACAGGGCAATCTCACGTACCCACCAACCGCCGACGCTTTCCGGGATGACTTGCTCGGCGATGATCACACTGGCGTTGGCAGGGTCGGGTTTTACCTGGTTCAACAGCGCGCGTCGACGCTCATTTATCAACCTGGTTTGCAGGCGGCTTGGAATAGGGTCTGTGCCGTTGGCATCCCCTACCGCCATCTGGGCGAAGGTCAAGGTCGTACCGAGGGCAATAGCGTTGGCTAGCTTGGCTTCGCCGACGGCAGTGAGGATCGCGAAGAACTGGCTGTTTTGGTCGGTCATGAGTAGATTTCCATCGTGTCGATATGGTGTTCGCGGCCACCGATGCGGTACACGCCGATGACGTCGATATCGCGCTGGGGCGGTGGGTAAACGCTGAGATCGTCACCTTCGTACACGCAGGCCCCGATAAACACGGTGCCGGTGCTTTCGAGGCTGATTGCAAGGCCTGTTAGGTGGCGGGTGACGGGCTTGGCGTCATCGATCAGCCACGTCAGCTCCAAATACATTTCTTCGGTGATGCCGGTGTCCAGCACTCCGACCTTCAAGGCAAAGGTTCCGGGCACGCCTTCGGGTACGGTCTGCCACCACTCCACTACCTCGATCAGATAGCCCAGCGGCTCCACCACGCGGCGCAGGGCACCGATCGTGCCCTTGTGCGCGTGGATGTAGCGGGATGAGCGAATGGCCGCACGTTTGGTGGTTTCGCTCCAGTTGCTGTCCCATCGATCGACGGAAAAGGCCCAGGCCAGGTAGGGCAGTACTGCCACCGGGCAAGTGTTCGGGTTGCACAGCTCCCGTAAGGGAATCGGCACGCGCTGAATCTGTGCGAGGGCCAGAGCTGCCTGGCGTTCAAGTGGCGTGGAGTTGTTCGGCAGCAGATGCTGAGCGCCCATCAATCGGCACCCCGCGTGATGTTGACGTCGGTGCAATAGGGTGCCTGGGCTTCGGTGGCGACGATATCGACCCAGTTTTCCAGCACAACCTTGCGCACACCTTCGACGAATAACGCTGCGTGCACGGCAGATTCCGACACCTCCATCCCCAGGCGCCGGCGTTGGCCTACGTATGCCCACAAGCGAGCCTCGGCGGCGGCCAGAATCGGTTCTGACTCTGGGCCGCTGGTGAGCAGATATAGCTTGGCTATGACCGGGTAGCGGAGGATTTGCGCGGCTTGGACGGTTAGACGGTCACCCACCGGCCTGCGGTTGTCGTCACTCAGGTAGATTTTGACGGCGGCGATCAGATCGGGTGGTGCCGTGCCATCGCCGAGCAGCGATAGTACGGTGACCACTGCCACTGCCGGCGATGGGCTTTCAGCTGTGGCATCGGCAACCCGGCCGTCTGCGCCTCGGGCGTGGAAGATGTAGCTGTTACGTGGGCCAGCGGTGCTCAGCCCTTCCCAGGACATTTGCGCCCGTTCGCGCAAGCTGTCGTCGCTTTCCATGATCCGCGCGACTGGAGGAACTGCCATTGGCTTGGCTTCCTGAACCACCAGGCGCTGGACGTTGAAGTTTCCTGCCAGTTGGTCCAGGTCTGGGCCTTTCGCCAGTGCCAGCAGGTTGGCAATGGATGCCTCATTCACCCTCTGACGCCAGATAGTTTCGCGGTAGGCGTTCTCTTGCAGCAGTTTGGTCAGGGGCTCAGATTCCAGTTCGAGGCGGGCGGCAATCTGCGCCTGTTCCTCGAACGGCCACAGACTGATCATGTAGGCCTTTCGCTCGGCTAGGATCAATTCGAAGTCGATCTGCTCGACAATCTGCGGCGCCGGGAGTTGGCTGAGGTCAATCGCTGCAAAGGAACTCATACGCTGCCCCCGAGTTGCAGTGGCAGGCTCATGCTCAGCGGCTCATTGGTGTCGATGACGGAGCCTTCCAGTTCCAGCACCGACCGCCCTTGTAGGTTCGCGCCGAGGAACTGCACGCGGCTGAGGCTGATGCGGGGCTCCCAGCGCATCAATGCCATGACCGTGCCCGCGTAAACACGCAGGCGCGTGGTGTCGTTGAATGGATGGTCCACCAGCTCGGGAAGCAGGCTGCCGTATTCACGGCGCATGACGCGGGTACCGATGCGGGTGGTGAGGATGTCGGTGATGGACTGGCCGATGTGGTCCACATCGTTGATGGTTGCGCCGGTTTCTCGGTTCATGTTGGTAAAGGCCTCCCGGACTGATCGGTGCCCTGCTTGACACCACCGGTCAGGTGATTAACCAGGCTGACCCCTCCCGCGACGACGTCTTCCGAAACGTCCACCCGGCCGACCACGTTCTGATTGCCGGTTTGGTTGTAATCGCCCAGGTGATTGATGGGGCCGATGATGTTGATTCCGCCCCTGCTCACCAGGCTGGTGGTGCCGCTGTCGGGGAGGGTGGCGTTTAAGTGATGGGCAACGCTGTCGTACTCGATCACTGCGCCGTCGGCATAGGTACGGCGGTGCAGGCCGGCGCGGTTGCCGTTGGCTGGGATGTGATCGCTCGGCAGGCCGGTGATTACGACGCCATTGGCGAGCTGGCCGGATGGGCTGAACAGAATCACCTGTTCGTCGAGAGTGGGCGGGTCCCACTCTCGGTCGGCCCCGGCGCGCAGGGCCAGCCAAGGCAGCCAGGCGGTGGTCAGCTCTCCGGTTTTTACCTTCACGCGCGGGGGCGTCATCTGCACGGCGGCGATGACGCCAAGGCGGATTAGGTTTTCGAGCATGCGGGAGAGGGCGGCGAAGTCGTTCATGGCGCCGATGGTGGCGCCACGCGCGTGCGAGTGCAGCTTCATCACCTTGTAGGGAGGGGAGTTACAGTGTCAGGTGCGCAAGCAAGCCATCACGGATCAAGTCAAGATCGGCGTCTGTAAACCCCAATACTTCGCGCTGTTCGTAGCGCACATTCGGGGCGCCGCGCTCCGCCCGATCTTTTAAGCCGTACTGGTGAACTCTGGCGATCCGGGCAATGCGCCCAGTGAATCCCACAGAAATACCATTGCTGTCGCCCCGTACCTTCAAATAGGAGGCGGTTCGCAGCTTCTTAAACATCGCCAACTTACGGCGAATCCGCCCCTGTTTTCCGCGCAGATCACGCTTTTTGCGAGGGGCGTACTTGCTGCCATCCGGGTTTTCCTGCGCCATTACTCGTTTCTGCTGACTACGGCGTAGCTCCTGCCCGATGTTCCGGGCAAGTTTACTGCGTTCCCCTGGCTCCAGGCGCGCAAGCAGCACCGACGCCCAGGTCTCCAGTGCTTCCAGATTATTCGCCACCTGGCACCATCCATTCACTGGTATTGCCCTGGGCTCCAGGTTTCCAGTTCGGGTCGAGGTAGCCCGCCACGTACTGGGGTTCGTTCGGGTGTTTCACAGTGGTTTTGCCCTGGTCATCCTTACCCACGACCACCTTCTCTGTCAGCGCAAGGGTGATGCTGAGGTCCACTTTGTTCTTGTCGAGAATGTCGGCTTCGAACTGGATGCCGTTTTTGACCTTGTCCAGGCTTTCCAGCAGCTCGGATTGATTAACACTGAGCCAGCCCAGAATCGGCAGAATTACACTGTCAGGGTGGCCGGCGAACTCGGTGAGGATGATCTGCAGATCAAAGCTGTATTCAAACGATAGGGTGCGGGCAGCGGTACAGCGGACCTTGCCATTGTCGATGAAGATCAGCAGGCGGTCTGGGTTGTGCTTGAACTCGGCGACGGTCGCCAGGAGATGCGCGCGCAGGCTTTCGGGCTTGTTCATGGGTTGGCCTGCTGGTGTTTGTAGACCATGTCGACTTGGGCGGCGCAGTCGGCCCAGGCGGCTTCGGTGCGGTCCTGATCGGTGAGTTGGTCGCCGTTATTGAGTGGGCTGGTCGCCGGCAGCACGCACGGCACCACGGCCGGACAGCCAGTCACGATAAGCGGCGGCGCCGGTGAGGGCGGGGCGCTCGCGCAGCCGACGAGCAGCGTCAGGCAAAGGCTGATCAGCCCATTTGCGAAGTTCATCGTTTTCAAGTTTGAGTACCTCAATGGTGCGCTCACGATTCGCCAAGCCCTGGCGCAGTTGGTCCTGCTGGGTGCGCAGGGCGCTCTGTGTATCGCGTTCCTGTTTCAGGGTGGCGGTGAGCTTGTTGGCGGTGACAAGGTTGCGGTCAGCGTCTTCGCGAGCCGTCTTTGCGGCAGACTTTGCCAGTTCGGTTTTGCCTTCGGCGACGTCGATGCGCGCTTCCTGACCCCAGATGAGCAGCGCCAGGGCGCCGAGTAGGGCGATGCCGTATAGGGCCTGGCGCAAGGTGCTCACGCGCGGTACCAGCCGAGTTTGTTCATGGCGGCGGTGTCGAGCTGTTTGATGGGGCCACGCACGATCACGGCCCGAGCGCCGTTCATGATCTGGATGGATTCGGCCAACAGCTGCATGTCGCCTTGTTCGGTCGACTCTGGCACCACGAGTAGATCGCCGTCCTGCACTCGCAGCTTTTTCACTGCGTCGAAGTCGATCATTTGGGATGAGTCTCCGGTGCGCGGTACCAGCCAGCGTTGTTCATCGCTGTTTCGTCCAGTAACTGAACATCACCCCGGACAGCCAGGGTGTGGTGAGGGAGCATGTAACCGGCCGCACTAACGATTTTCTGCATTTCTTCGTCGGTGGTCTCAGCAGGTAGCAGCAGTACGTCAAATGGCCTCAGGCGGAGGACGGCGAGCTTTTCAAACAACTCGTGATAAGGAAAACGCTCGGTCATGGGAGTGCTCATGCCGCCACTCCTTGCCCGCATTCGCAGCCGGCGTGCCGTTCGTAGGCGCGCTGGAGCTTGGTGTCGTAGAGATTTCGCTGATAGTCCGGCCCGTTGTAGAGCCTGGCGAACTCGGCCCATTTGCGCGATTTTAGGGCCTTGTGTAGCACTGGGTCGGTTTCGATGAAGCGGGTGAAGGCGTCGAACTGCTGCGATTCACCAGCACTCATCGCGGCCACAAATTCCTGCACGTTGGTGTAGCCGAGGCGTTTCCAGTGGAAGCCCATAATCTGGAAGGCACCCCAGGAAGCCGACTCCAAGGCGGCGGTGTCATCGATCAGCCGGGCCATGGCCAGGCGTTGGTGTTCGGCGGTACCGCCGATGTACCCACCGGGTTTCGGATTGACCAGGGCAGGATTGGCGGTGGCGACCTGATCGGCATGACGTCTGAGTTCGGCCGGGTCATCGCCTGCGTTTCGAGCCGTAGCTAGCTTGCGGTACATGATGTGCCGTTCGAACAGAATCACCGGCTTGCCGTTGTCCAGGAAACCCTTGCCCTTAGATTCCACTTCGTTGACCGCGTAGATACTCGCCAGCGGCACGTCGAGGCGTTCGGCAGCGGCCACCAGGTCGTTGTTGCGCAGCAGCTGGGCGCAATCGCCGCCGGCCAGGCTGGTTTGCGTCTTGGTGCCTGCGATACCGTCGGCGACCAGACCGACTTTGACCTGGTAGGCGCGGACGGCAGCTTCGGTGGCATCGCCGTAGTGCCCATCCGGCACCAGGTTGGCGCCGTTCTTGTTGAGGTTCTTTTGCAGCATTAGCACCGCTTGCGAGCGGTCGCCGTGGCGAAGGGTAGTCATAGCTGTTCTACCTTGCGGTTGAAAAACTTCTTGGCCGCCGCGCGGGTGCCTTCGACACCGAGCAGCCCAATTACCCCGCCGAAAAACGGCGCGGTAGATGTCGGAATACCCAGCAGTGCTAGGCCATGGCTTGCGGACAGGGCCAACGTGCCGCACAGCGGGGCCTCGATCAGCATGCGGCGCAGGGTGCCTCCGCCGTACATGACCCGAAGGGCCGCGATGACCAAGGCCAGGAACCCGGCATAAAGAGTCGGCCAGTTATTTTCGAGCCAGGCGGCGAGCCAGGCCCAGGTGTCGGGACGATCAGGCATGTGCTTCATTCCGTTGTCCAGGGTTGGTGGGTTCTAGGGCTTGGTGCTGCAGTGTCAGTCCCATAGCTGCACCATCTGCCGCTGGGGCGCGCTGGTTTGGGCTTCGGGCATGTTGACGACAAGGCCTTGCGGCAGGGTCGGGCCGTAATCGGCTAGGCCGGGGTTGGCTTCGAGTACTGCTTCGGTGACGCCTGCAGTGCGGCCGTAGTGCCGCCAGCAGAGGGCGTCGACGGTGTCGTTTTGATTGGTGCGGACGGCGACGGGCATCACTCTCCCTCCGGCTCTGTCGGTACTGCTGGCGAGGCATAGACGAACGGACCATCGGCCGATACGTAGGCGCCAGGGGATGCCCCGGTTTCAACAGTCCTAAAAATCGCCAGGCCGAGCGGGTGCATGATTTCGCGGTTGATCCGCTCATGCAGGCCGAGGCGGCTGATTTCGTTCCAGTCGATCACTTTCATGTCGCTCATCAGATCAACTCCACGGTGGTTCGGTTGACCCCGAGAAAGTCCCGAACGGCCCAACGCAGATCGCGGCGGTAATCGTCGATGGTCGGTGTGACTTCCTCGGCTTTGCTGTTGCCAGTGTTGGTTGCGCTGTAGTCGCGGTACCGCTCGCAGACTTCGGCGCCGGTCCCGGCCTCGATCGCGCGGCGGTACAGGTGGGCCTGGACCGATACGTCGTTGACCTTGTCGTCGGGTACATCGGTCAAAGTGGCGTAGCCGGCAGCCAGTTGCTTTGCCTTCCACAGCTTCAATTCACGGTTGAGGTTGATGGCTGCGGCGATTACGGCAGTTTCCAGACGAGCCGGAGTGACGCTGTCGTCAATGCGCAGGGTCGCCCGCAGCTGCTCAAGGTCGATTGAGGGCCAGAACGAGTCGGTATTGATATGGCCGCCGTTGACTGGTCCGCTCGCTACGAACGCGCTCAATTGGAAGGGCCTCGGATGTCTGCGCGGGAAACTTCGCGCAGGATCTGCTGCCGGGTGAATTCGGGGTGTTGTGTACACAGATGGTCAAATGCGCGCGCGGCGTTGCGGTTCACCAGCCCACGTTCGTGCGAGTTGGCCGGCATGATGGAGCCTTTCACAATGGGGCCGGTGCAGACGATGCGGTCGTAAGCCTCTGTCTCGGCCACATACTGTTCAGCCGCAGCAGCCAAGCGCCGTTCAGATTCCGTTGGAGTGAAATCACTCTGGTAGAGGTTGGCAAAGGCGGTGTTCATGACTGCTCCGATAGATCGCCGGTGGTCGGGGCTTCACGTTCAGGAGGAGCGGCCTGGCCGATCCGCCCCGAGCCGGCGGGGTGCGTGGGGACGCTCGGTTAACTGCCTGGGGCAGTGTGTTTCTTGAGGAGACGCTCGACGCGCTCCAGATCCTTTTTGCCGCCACAATTGCTGTGCAAGTCGATGGCTTTGCTCAGGTGAGCCTTTGCCACCACCAGAAAACCGACGTCAGTTGTCGTGAGGTTTTCATTCGGGACTTTTGCGGCGTTTTCCTTACCAATTGCCCGGTGCAGCTTGGCGCGGGCTTGGTCGGGCATGTCCTGTTCTGCGGTGATGCGGGCGGCCTGCTCCAGAATCCACAACGGGAAACCTTCACCAGCTTTCTGCGCTTTGAGGGCGGCTTCGGCGATTTCTTCGGCGATCAAGGTGCCCGTAGTGCGTTCGAAGCGGTCCGGCATGTTCAGGCCGTGCTTGATGACGTATTCGGCGATTTGCAGCGCACCGGGGTAGCCGCCGGCATCGATGCACCAGAGCATTATCGTAGTGAGCACTTCGTCCTGGGCACCGTTGCCGGCGTCCAGTACACCTTGCACGTAGGGTTCGTACTCAGGGATCAATAGCGCCTTGAGTTCCGCTTTGCCCTGGTTGGACTGCACCTGCTTGAGACGTGCACGGTGCTGGGCCAGTTGGGCAAGTTGGTGCTCGTAGGCAGTAGCGCCTGCCATTGATGTGGCCGGCGCTTTTGCGGCGGCCTCTATGGCTGCACGTTTGCGCAGCTGGTTGCGTTGGGCGGGTGTCTGGTGCATGGCGTGCCTCTTAGCCTTCAACTGGTGCTTCAGTCGGTGCTGGGTAGACGACGGCGGTGATGCCTTCCACCAGCGCGACCAGGCCGAAATCTTCGATGACATAGGCTTCGTTCGAAGACTGGTAGTCGGCGACGCGATCCAGCTCGGGTTCGTCTTTCAGGTGGCGACGACGGGCGCCGTTCTGGTAGTAGATCGAAAGGTTTTTGAGGGTGGTTACCAGCACCGTGTTGTCCGGGAAGAACGGCGCGTCGACCACCGGAAGGCCACCCAAACGGGCGCGGCTGACGATTTCTTGAGCGGAGTTTTCTTCCTGGTTGGAGTCGGCGCCCTTTTCTACTGCTGCCAGCAGCTTGCCGTGCATCAGGTTGCGCGAAACCATCACGCGCAGGTCCGGGCTATTGCGGTGCCAAGGGTCGAGCATTTGGATAGCGTCGAACACCAGGCCGTCGAGGTTGGCGTAATCACCCTCGAAGATGGTGTCCACGCCCAGCACTTTGATGATTTTGCGCGGGCCAATGGTTGCTTCGCTGAGCACGCGGTCATCGGCACTGGTGCGGATTTTTTGCAGCCAGCCAATGTTGACGTCCTGCAACAACGGGTTGGCCGCGCGGTTGGTATTCGCTGCGGCGCTGGTGCCGTTGAAGCCGACCATGATGCGGTCCAGCGCCTGGCGCAGGATGATCGCGTTGCTCAGCTTGACTTGGAAATCTGGAAACTTGGCCCATGCATCCAACAGGGCGTAGGGGAACGCGCTGTCGAAGTTGGTCTGCTTGCAGATGTAGGTGTCTTTGCTCAGTGTGCTGCGGCCCAGCGGGCTGCGGCGATTGCCACCGGAAGTATCGGTGCGGCTTGCAACCGGGCCATTTACGCCTAGCAGCAGGGCCTCGCCGGACTGCTCGTCGACGCCAATGATGTTGATCTGTTTCAGGAAACCATCGGATTCCTGCACCGCAACTTCCAGTTTTTGCTGAATGCTGGGGTCTACGCTGAATTTTTCGTGGGCACTGGCTACGCCATTGAGCAGGGCGATCTGCACGGCCAGGGCGGCGAAGGCGAAGCGTGTTTTTTTACGCATGGGGGTGTTCTCCGGTGAATAGGCTTGTCGGTGTTGGACCGTGGGTTCAGTAAGCAGTCAGTACGGTGCCTGCACCGCCAGTGCTGTGCGGGCGCTGTGCCTGGCTGAGGTCAGCGGTTTGGCCGAGCTTGGTTTTGAGCTCTTTCAGCTCGTTATCCAGGCTGGTGAACTGCTTTTTCAGGTCTACCAGGGCCTTGCTTGAAGCGTCGGCTTGCTCAGCCTGCTGGGTGGCGAGGGTTACCAGGCTTTCCAGCGCTTCACCGATGTCGGAGAAAGTGTTGGCGTCCTTGCCATCCTTGTCCTTGCTCATTTTGATGAACTCACCGAGCTTGGCTTTGATTGCTGCAAAAGCACTCGGCTGATCGGTGACTTCTTCGAATTCGAGTTCGGCTTCTTCGGCGGCGCTGAACAGGTTGTCTTTGTCCTGTTTGCGTCCGGCTAACGTGCCGTGTGTGGCGCTGAAGCTAAGAGCTTCGGTACCCAGACTGGCTGGGGTGTCGGTGATGGCAAGGCCGACCAGGTACGCTTTGCCGCTGTCGGCAAACTTCGGTTGGATCTCCACCGAGGTGTAGATCTTCTGACCTGCCTTGTTCAAGGCCAGCAACGCGTCATTGGGTTCAAGCTGGGCGAACAACGCCAGTTTCTTGATGCCGGCAATTTCGACTTCTTCAGCCTTAAGCGCTACGACGTCGCCGTACGCGCCGAATTCGCCACCAGGCCAATAACCCTTGATGTGCTCGCAGTTGATGCGAGCGCCATAAGTGTTGGGGCTGTACTGCGAGGCCATGTCGGCAATCCAGCTCCGCTCGATGATGCGGCCATCAGTGGTCGCGCCTTCTACGGCAATGCGGGTCCACTTGGAGCGGAATTTCTGTTTGGTGCTGCTAGCCATGGGGAGTCCTCAGTGCGGTGGCGGCGAACTGCCGTTGCGATGTGGGCATGGTCGGCAGCTGCGGCCTCGCGAGCAACGAGCCGCACTTGTAGAGCAAGGCTCTACAGGGAGCGGGGCGGGTGTACTACGCGCGCGGGAGGCAGCATCTGCGCCATGAATGCTCTCGCTGAAATTCCCATCCGTGATAACCGTCGCCAGGCCAAATTTTTGTACTGGACGGGTTGGCGCATCACCGAAATTGCCGAGTACCTGGACGAAAAAGAGAAGACCGTCCACAGCTGGAAAGCCCGTGACGAATGGGACCGGGCGGATAACGTCGAGCGAATTGGCGGGGCGTTGGAAGCGCGGTTGGTGCAGTTGATCCTGAAGGAAGGCAAGACCGGTGGCGATTTCAAGGAAATTGACCTGCTCCACCGGCAGTTGGAACGCCAGGCCCGTATCGAGCGGTTCAAGGGCGGCGGTACCGAGTCTGAGCTAAACCCGAAACTGAATGACCGCAACAGCGGGCCCAAGAAAAAACCGAGCCGCAATGAGTTCAGCGAAGAGCATATTGAGCTGCTCACCCAGGCGTTTGTCGATGGGTGCTTCGGTTATCAGCTGGATTGGTACAAGGCGGGTAATCAGCGCACCAGGGCCATTCTGAAAAGCCGGCAGATCGGGGCGACTTTCTACTTCGCTCGAGAGGCGTTGATTGATGCCCTGACCACGGGGCGTAACCAGATTTTCCTGTCGGCATCGAAGAATCAGGCTCACATTTTCAAGTCGTATATTCAGTCGTTTGCCAGGGAAGTCGTGGGCGTTGAACTGACCGGCGATCCCATCACGCTGGCGAATGGCGCCGAGCTGCACTTCCTGGGCACCAATGCCCGCACCGCCCAGGGCTACCACGGAAATTTCTACTTCGACGAATTCTTCTGGACGTTCAAGTTCAAGGAACTGAACAAAGTCGCCTCGGGTATGGCGATGCAGAAGCAATACCGCCGTACCTACTTCAGCACGCCGTCGAGCATGGCTCACGAGGCATACACGTTCTGGACGGGGGAGCGATTCAACAAGGGCAAACCCGCTGCCAACCGTATTTCTGTGGATGTGTCCCACGATGCCCTGCAACAGGGGCGGTTGTGCGAGGACAAGGTGTGGCGGCAGATCGTCACGATTCTGGACGCCGAGCAGCGCGGCTGTGACCGGTTCGACCTTGAAGAGCTGCGCCAGGAGTACGACGCCGAGGCCTTCCAGAACCTGCTGATGTGCCAGTTTGTGGACGACGGGGCGAGCATCTTCCCACTGTCGATGTTGCAGTCGTGCATGGTGGACAGCTGGGTTAACTGGGCCGAGGACTACAAACCATTGGCGCCGCGCCCGCTTGCAGACCGCCAGGTGTGGTTGGGCTATGACCCGGCCGAAACGGGCGACAGCTCTGGTCTGGTGGTCGTAGCGCCGCCGATGGTGCCTGGCGGTAAGTTTCGGGTGATTGAGCGGCACCAGTTCCGTGGCATGGATTTCGCGGCGCAGGCCGAGTCCATCCGCATGGTGACCCAGCGCTACTGGGTTACCTATATCGGCATAGACGTAACCGGCATGGGGTCGGGCGTGGCGCAGTTGGTGCGGCAGTTTTTCCCCGGACTGACAACGTTCAGCTATTCGCCAGAGGTGAAGTCGCGCTTGGTGATGAAGGCCTATGACGTGATCAACAAGGGCCGACTGGAGTTCGACGCCGGCTGGACCGACTTCGCGCAATCACTGATGGCTATCCGCAAAACCATCACCGCCAGCGGCCGGCAGTTCACCTATACAGCTGGGCGCAGCGAATCAACCGGCCACGCCGACCTAGCCTGGGCTCTTTTCCATGCACTACACCACGAACCGCTCGAAGGGCAGACGGCTGCCAATACCGGGCGGATGGAGCTTTTTTGATGAGTACAAACAATGAGGTGGCGGTTGCCACGGAGCAGGCCGTGAGTGATCACAAGTCGGTTGCGTTCACGTTCGGCGAGCCGGAGTCGGTGTTGTCGGCCAGGGAGATTTTCGACTCGCTGGAGTGCTGGTTTAACGGGCGCTGGTATGAGCCGCCATTGTCGCTGGATGGACTGGCTCGATCGGTGAAGGCCAGCGTTCACCTTGACTCGGGGCTGCGCTTCAAGCGTAACCAGCTGACCCGCACGTTCATCCCGCACAAGTTGCTGAGCCGTGAGGCGTTTGATCAGTACGCCCAGGACTACTTAGCGTTGGGCAATGGGTATGTGGAGGCGCGGCGGTCATTGCTGGGCACCACTGTAGCGCTCAAGCCTGCGTTGGCGAAGTACATGCGGGTAGGGAAGGACGGGCACTTTTTCCAGGTGCAGGGCTGGAAGAATGAGCATGCGTTTGACCAGGGCAGCGTCTTCCATTTGCGCGAACTGGATCTGCATCAGGAAATTTACGGGTTGCCGGAGTGGCTGTGTGCACTGCAATCGGCCCTGTTGAACCAGTCGGCGACGTTGTTCCGCCGCAAGTATTACGAGAACGGCAGTCATGCCGGTTTCATCCTGTACATGACGGACGCAGCGCAAAACGAATCCGACATCGATGACTTGCGCACGGCGCTGAAAAACTCCAAAGGGCCTGGCAATTTTCGCAACCTGTTTGTGTACGCGCCGAACGGGAAGAAGGAAGGCATTCAGTTGATCCCGGTGAGCGAGGTTTCGGCCAAGGACGAATTCAACTCGATCAAGGATCAGACCCAGGGCGATGTGCTGGCGGCGTTGCGGGTTTATCCGCAGCTGATGGGCATCGTGCCGAAAAACGCGGGGGGCTTTGGATCACCGCAGGAAGCTGCGGGCGTCTGGGCCACGCTTGAGCTTGAACCGATCCAGACCCGACTGGCCCTTTTGAATGACTGGGTCGGCGAAGAGGTGGTGCGCTTCAAGCCATTTGAGGTTGTTACGGGGGAGAAGTAG